GGGCGGCGAACCGCCCCAACCTTATTAGGTAGTCAAATCAGTGACGGTTATAACGCCACTGGTATTGATTAATTTACACAGCGCTTGGCTATCACTAGCAACGACCCAAAGGGCGTCACCAGTTGTGATAAGCGCTTCAACTGTGTTGAAGTAACCTGAGCCTTTAACAGTTGCCAAATTATCAGCAGATGAGCTGTAAGTGTACATCGCTGGAGCGTTTCCGCTCTTGGATGCAGCAACGGTTGACCAGTTTGCAGATGCGAATGCCATTGTCTACTCTCCTTATGCTTCAGTACAAGCGATTTTGACAATGCCTTCGCCGTCGATTGAAACGGAACCGGCAGAGAACATCGAGCTAACCAAGAACGATGTCTTTTCTGGGACATAGTTTACTTCGGTTTTCTGCGACATTGACTCAGCGTAGCCCATTGAATCTTTGTGCCAAGCAAAACAGGTACGAGTTGAAGGCTTAGGAACACCACCTTCGTCACGATCACCCATTGTCAAAATGTTAAAGCCCATGAATGAGTTGATTTCACCTTGCACAAGAGCTTTTACAGAAGCAAAATCTTGGCTTGTGACTTCAGTCTCACCGAGCAACGAATCGAGCTGCGTTGCATGCATCAACAAGTAACGACCTTCAGATGGTACGTTTAAAGCATTAAGGGCTTTTGCTGTTGCGCGTAGCTTCTCGATGTTCATGTCAGTGTTACCACCTGGGCCAACTGTTGTAGCAACAGCAGATGTGCCGGTAGCAGCATTCAAAGCATCAATCATAATCTGGTCCATGCGACGAGCGATAGACTTAGATACGACTTGAACCAGCTCAGAGCGCTCATCAAAGTTAATGTGCGATTGCTGGAAGATGTCTGAATATTCTGCCGCGATGTAATCTTCCATCGTTGCAGTTACCTGACCATAGGTCACGTTCAGTGGTGTGACATCAGTTTGTGGAACGCGAAGTGTAGCAACACCTTTCCCGATTGTGGGGAACTTTACAGTGTTTCCAGCTACTCCGCTGCGTGTCCGCATCGTGCCGCGAAGCAGCGATTCGGCTTGATACGCTTGTTTGACCTCAGAGTCGAAAAGATCAACAAACGCCGTAGTGACGTTCTGCGCCATTGCAGATACCTCCTAATAGGTTTCAACAAAACGCTTCCGTTATCCGAGGTTCGGGCGGTCGCTTGCGCGTTATGGCCGCGCCAGCCAGTAGAATACTACATCTAACGGGCCGGTGCGCGGTTAGCCGTCAAGACCAAAATACACGCAAGCGATACTTATTGCAAGAGTTTAGGCTCTTTGCTGAGATTGGAACCATTGACGTTCCATTTTTGTGCGCCAACCCGCATCTGTTTTCCAGCGAGGATCTGCGATTGCAGACTCAAGATCTTCCCTAGTAAACTCTTGCTGCTCGACTACTGGCTTGATCGGAATGTTCTCATTCGTGATAGCCTGGTGATACTTTAAGAACGCATTGATTGAGTCAGCATTGTTCAGAGAGTACGCTATCGCTTCACGCTCAGAGTTGTTGAGAGGTGCCTTCTGCAAGATGCGCTCGGTCATTTGGATCTTCTCAGAGGCGTTAGAGCCTAGCTTCTCCATTTCAGCGCGTTGATCGTACTGGACACTCTCTTGCTCATCCTTCGCCATAGATAAGACGCGACCGGCAAGATCCTCGAAGGCATCCTGGCTAATCCCGTTTTCCTTAGCCCAGTCCTGATATACGGCGACAGTCGGATCGTCAGAGTCCAAACCCTGATCCGCCAATGAAGATATATCATACTGCTCCGGTGCTTTATGTTTGCCCGACTTAAACTTCTTTTCCAGCTCCGCGTAACTTTTCGCCAGCTTTTCAACATCAGGGCCATCCTCATCCCAAAACTTTGCAGGGTAATACTCAGGGCGCTCTAGTGGCCCATCGTCATCATCAGATGACTGCATCTCCTCCTGTGGCTGTTCGTGAACCGGAATGGGTGCATCCTCTTGGAGAGCCTCCGGTTCCGATACGTTAATCATCGGTGCATCTGCATCCGCTTCTACTGCTGCCGCTTCTTCAGCCATTGTTTGACCTTCCTATTCTTTTTTCAATCATACGAACAATCTCTGCCATTCCTGTCCTAGCATAACCAAAGCTCGCATCTTCTCCAGGGTGCCAAGTCGGTTGCTCAATCGTAACGCTGCGCAAATGGCTTAGAACCTTCTGCCCCTCAGAACTCTTGAAAACCTTACCATATAGGATGTCTATATCGTCGGCTCTTGGCGCTTCACTGACGGCTTGGGTTAATCCTTCCCAGCCTTCGGGTGAACTCATTGCATTGCCTCCATTGTGGCCCCACCATCAGTTGCAGCGGGTGGGCCTTGTTCTGCCATCATTGCTTGCTGCATCTGTTCCATCATCATTTGCTGCTCTTCCGGTGTGGTAAGCAGTTCTTGGTTTATGTTCATCTTGCTTGCGATGAATTGTGTTATGCGCGGGATAGACAAAGCCGCTTGACCCTGTGGGCCGAGAGCATTGGCGATCTGCATAAACTGCACAATATCATTTACATCTTGTAGCTTCTGGGCCTGAGCCAGAGGCGCAACCGGCGTGACCTTAACCTCAACGCCGTTTACCTTCAGAGGCAGATCTATGTAGCCTTGCTGATCCATGATAAACAGAATGCGCGATACAATCGGAACCATTGTCTCATCTATCAACCGGCCAAAGGCAGATCCTAGATTAGTCGCAAGCTCACGAGATCTCTCTGCAATCTCTGTTGCTGATCGAGCAGACATATTATCAGGCGGCAACGTGTCATCCATCAGGATCTTCTTCACGTTCATACGCAGATCATTCATCACGATCTGGCTGACATTAAAGTCACCGGCTCTAGGGAGGGGAGCCAGTGACGCACCCTGAGGACCACCGTTACGAGCGACACCGATGACCGAACCAGGCTGTATCTTGATATTCTGAGGATTGAGAACGCCATCATCTGCCGCTGTATATACACCAGCGATTGCCAGAGACGCATTCTTGAGAACCAACTCAACAGTTTTGTTAAGCGTTTTGATGTCAGAGATAGCTGTAACCAATGGGCCACGGCCATAGATCTCACCGGCCACCTTCATATAACGAGCAACGATGAACGGAGATGACTTCATTGTGCGATATACAAGCTCTTGCCGTTTGGCTGGCCATATAACGTGATAGCAATACATAGCTCGCTCATAGTCATATATCACCGCATCCATTAGATCGATCTCTTTAGATGGTGATTGTGCTATCGCTTCGGCCAGTTCTGTAGTTATCTCAGCATCAGGAAACTCTTGTGGTATCGTTTCAGCCTTCATACGCAGCTTACGATAGACGTTATCGACGTTTCCGAATGTGCCTTCCTCGATAGCAACGAGATACTGAGGGATGGGCGTGAACCGGATAGGCGTTGCCTCATCACCAGGCGTCACCATCATCACGGCAGTACCTACGCAAAGATCCAGCAGGAACTCACCCATAGCCAGATCAAAGTTAGTCTGACGCATAACCTCAAACATACGGGTCGTATAAGCATCCAAAGCAGCCTGAGCCTGGGGCTGTTGCTGCTCCGGTATGCCAGAACCAGCTTCCAGGCGACACCATTCCTTTTGCGGAGGAAACAAACCAGCCTGTATGCGATTAGCAAAGCGCTGGGTGGCATGTATAGCTGTAGAGTCAAAGACCCTAGACATCTTGCCTTTACCAGCTACACCGCCCTCATAATACCCTGAGTATAGGTTTCTCTGCGGTAGAGCGAACTCATAGCAATCCTCATAGATCGAGCGCCATTCATCCTTGCGAGCCTGAGCCTTGGCCTCACGTTCAATAATATCTCTTACATTCAGCCGAGCCATTTAATTATCCTTTACCATTTCACCTTATCTGCCCAATAAGCAGCGCTCATTTTGCCTTTGGCGATATTTTTCCCATGACGAGACTTAAAGCTGGCGCGCTTCTTCTTCATGCGTTCACTCTCACCGGCCTTAGGTTTACCCGCTGTTTCCGCGCCTTGCTGCCCGAAACGTATAGTCTTTGTTTGTCCACCAGAACTTGCCACCACGATATGTGACTTGGTGGGGTGGCCTGGGGTTCTCTTGGGCTGGTTTAACCGTTTAACCCCAGCTTTCTTTAATTTGGCGCTATCGTCCATAACACCTAACGGCCAATGCGAATATTTGCCGTTCCGCTTGTAAATTCACCAGTCTTGAAGCCAGCGCGATACAATGCAACGCCAGATGGCTCAAAGCCATAGGTTTCAATCGGAGCAGTAAACGTATCAACATCACGCGCATCGGCATCTGGACTAGCCGTATCGAAAGCTCGCTGAACTGTGATCGTGCCTACAAACGTGCCAGAGATTGAGAGATTGAACTCTTTTGTGGAATAGATCCAATCGGTGAATGTGTTTTGAGCAGTCAGCGCTGCTGTAACCAAACCAGTATCTTTTGATAAAACAGCCATTTACTTCGCCTTTTTCTTTGCTGGAGCTTTCTTTGCTGGCTTTTCAGCCTCAACTTTTGCCTCAACCTTTACCGGCTTAGGCCGATTGTGAATGCGCGGATCTGATTTAATCTGGGTCATTGGCCACCACCTAACTTAGTTTTCATTCCTTCCTGGCGCTCTGGAGAGAACAGCAATCTCATTCCACCAGTACGGCGTAACCGGCGGCGAGCCTGAGCACCTTGCATCTCTGAGCGCTCCTGAGCTGTTGCGCGTTCTTCAGATCTTGCCTGAGCTTTCTCGGCATCTTTTTCCGCTTGTGACTTGCCGCGTCTACCGCCGCCAAATAATCCCGCCATGCTAAAACCTCGTCATCATGTAATAGTCAGCCCCCTCTGGGCCAAACTTTCTCATAACACTTTCTACCTCAAAACGTAGTGCTTTGGCAAACTTAAATGCGGTATCATTTTCCACTTTTACGCAGATTTGTAGCCTTCTGACCCCATAATCCTGCAAAGCGGTATCGGTTACGGCCCTTGCGCCACGCACAAGTGATATCGCATGACTGCCAATGTCCTTGCTGGGAACAAGCCACATCTCCGCTAGACCGTGCCAGATGTGTCGAATGCCAAAAGCTATGACAACCTTGCCTCGACCAATGCCCGCCCAGCTC